GTCCAGCACGAGGAACGCCACACGCTCGCAGTTGTCCGCCCGGGCGGACGGGCGACCGGCCTCAAACCGGTCGATGATGAAGCAGCCGGTGTTGCAGTACCACGCTTGGTCGGCTTTCCACTTGTCGGGCAGGTACGCAGGCCAAGTGCATTTGATTGCGCCGTCCATGTGGAACTGCAACTCGCCCTTTTCTAATATGGGCTTCTGCCGCACAAATAGGATGGTCTCGCCCTCGGGCGCTATGTTGGCCAAGTAGTCTAGAAAATTCATTTTCCGTATCGCTCCATGATTGAGACTTCAGCGTCTAGGGGTAAACCCTTGGCCCAGTCGGGCGGGGTACACATGATTGAGCGCAGCCCATCAGGGTCGGGCGTTGCGGTCTCAATCACGATTTCGTCGTGGACGTGGAGAACCACATCCTCAAGCTGGCGCAACGAATGGCGCAGCAGGTCATTGGCCACGGCCTGGGTGATGTTCTCGCAGGCAAGCCCCTTCCACAGGCGGGCGCGGGGCCATTCGGTAGCGTCGGCGGCGGGCTTCCATGCAGCCTTTGCATAGGTGATACCTTCAGATTCGAGACGGGCGTAGGGGTAGCACAAGACGCGGCCAGACGGTAGGGCGTACCACAGGTGCTGGCCGTCGTACATATAGGTGACGCGGCCTGCGCCGAATTCTTTGCCCTTGTTCCGCATGGCGCGGGTGTAGGCGGATTCTAGGTCTTGCCAGTACGGTACAGACCAAGGGTTTGCCCTACGCCACCCGTCCACCATCCGGCGGGCGTCGGACTCGGGTAGGGTAATCCCGTAGACGCGGCCCATCGCCGCAAACGCACCGACGCCACCGGCAAAGCCGCAGGCCAGTTCCTGCACCTTGCCGATCTGGCGCTGGTCTTTATTTACCGCCCCGACTGACACACCGAACGTCGCGGCGGCGTTGACTTTGTACACGTCCTCGCCGGACGCGAACAGCGCCAGCTTGGCGTCGCCCTTGCCGGACAACCAAGGGTTTACCCTAGCTTCGATGGCAGCCCAGTCGGCGACGACTAGGTGTTTACCCTTGGCCGGTATCAGCGCGGGCCGAAGCATTTCCCGAAGGACATCGGTGACACGTTTTCCGAACTTAGGGACAATAGCGTGGCCTCTGACCATTGCAGTTCGTACATCTCCGGGGGCCACGGCGCATCTTCGTGAAAAGTTGTGCACTTGAGCGCCATAACTGGATGCTCGGCCTGTTGCGCTGCCTCCAGCAAAGACAAACGCGCCTCGAACTCGGCCATCTTCTTCATCCGATAGCTGTGCAAGGCGGCTGAACTTCGCAACCGAGGACGCCCATAGGTCGTCGGCGCATTGAATGACTTCTTGTACATCGGGTGGCACTCCATCACAATTGAGTAGGTTGAACCGGACGGTCTTGTCAATGCTGACCTTGCCGTCTTTCTGCATCAGCTTGCGGGCCTCGTCGTCCACACGCTCGAACACCCAGTCGCGCATCTTCGGTGAGCGCACGCTGGTGATCGCACCCTCGGTGACCTCGGCCACAATGTCTTGGATCTCGACCAGTTCGGTGCTGGCGTACTTGACCGCAGCGCGGCATAGTTCCACGTCGACCAGGACGCCCCGGTCGTTGATCCGCTCGTTGACGTGGTAGTCCTGTAGTTCGACCACACTCAGCGGTCGCATAGCCTTGCTGACTGCTCTCATGGCCTTGACATCCATTTCGCAGTAGGCCACCATCTCGGCGGTCAACTCGGGCGATTCCTCGTAGGGCGGCACGCTCATCTTGCGAATCAGTTGCGCGCCGCGATGGTCTTTCTTCATGGACGCGCCAGCGAAGCGGCCTACGTCCTCAAGCGAACCAGGGGCGCAATTGGCGCGGGCCTGTGCTGCGGTGCAATAGAACTGCTCGAGGTCAAAATTGATCTGCAACACGTACCAAAAAATTAAGCGCTCGAAAGCGGCGTTGTGGGCGTAGATCAAGCCCTTGTGGTCTGCGACCTGTTGCGGGAACGGCATTTTCTTTACATGACCATGCGCATCATGTACAAAAGGAAGCCAAGTCTTTACATCATCATCGTCAAAGGCGTAGGACATGCACAGCACCTCGGTCGATGGGTCTTGACAATAGTTATAAACCCCCCGCGATTTCAAATCAACATGCGATCTACTTTCAAAATCAATCCACAAAACATTAGGCATACATGTGCCCATCTCGATATTTGGCTGCGGTGTGCCGATCAACGCCGTATTTCATAGCGACATCTTTGAGCAACATACCCCCACGCAAATCCTGTTGTAAATTCAACATTTCAGAATAGCTTAGTTTGGCTTTTTCGCCCAACCGACGGCGGTCTACGCGGTTCTCCACAACAGTGCCCCATGCTAAGTTGGCCAGATCATTGTTAGCAGGATTGCCGTCCAAATGCCGCGCTTCTATACGTTGAGTATTTGCAGGGGGAACACCTACAAACGCAAACAGCACCAACCGATGCACATAGTGCGTTTGCCTGCCTAGATGCACAGTCAAATGACCGCTGCGCATGATGGCCTGCGCTAGCTCTTTTGTGCGGTTTCGCACCCGACCATGATCGCTGACTTCATATTTGCCGTCATACCCCGGCACAAGTTTCCAAGTTTCCATATCGTCGTCTCCTTTTCCAATGCCCACTGTCACCAATGGGCATCAGAAAAGGCCGTTAAGCCGCTACGCGACGACGACGACTTGGGGCTTCCGCCTTCACTTCGGGCTCACCGTCGAGAGAGACCCAATCCACGACCTCGAAGACCGGCGTAAAAATCCGGCCATACGACTTGTGCTGGTAATGCTCCTTTTTGAGGCGCACGACCGGCACGGGTTTGGATTGGTCTTTGTCGACCTGATCTGCCAAGGCCACCGCAAGAGCCTGGACGCTGCGCTTGCCGCCCACCGAGGTGGTCGTAAAGCGGGCTTCCATGCCCTTGTCTTCGCCGCTGATGCACTTCAGCGACATACCCACCTGTGTCTCCCAGCCCTTTTTGGCTGCTGGCGGCGCACCGTCTAGTTCCGGTAGGGGCTGGGATACAGGCACCATTTTCTCGCCAAGCACCTCACCGTCGCCCCAGGCAATGAAGCCGTGGACAAACGAGAAAGGATTGACGGCCCAGGTGCTGTCATCTTCCACTTCGGTCTGATCCGCGCCGAACACCCAGTGGCCGGTCTTGTCCATCTTAAGGATGACATTTCCGGCTGGGCCTACGTCGGATTGGATTGCCCGCAGGGAAGTTGCGAGGGTGGAGACTGCGGGCAAGCCCGCGCTAGAGAACGCTACTAAATTTGACATGATAGTCCTTATTGCAGTTTAGACAGGGCAGCGGTTAATTGCTTGCCCAACAAGATCACCTCGGGGCGTGGATCGTCCACGCTGGCCAAGGTGTTACCTGACGAGATGGCGACGACCAAATTATCCGGCAGGCCAATCTTGCGCTTTTTGAGCGCCTTCTCAGCCTTGGCCGGAGAGATTACGGACATCTCCACCACTTCAGATTCTGGCAGACTTTTGAGCAGTTCGGCCTTGGCCTTGGTCTCATCAGTCCATGAACGTGTGGCCCGCTTGGCCACCAATTTGTACCCGGGCACGGGCGTGCCGGACTCCAGCATGGCGAACGCCAGCGCCCGCAGATCGGTGATCCACTGCTCCAGCATATCGGCGTTGGCCAAGTACGACCCCAGCATCTGGGTGTCGATGGCTTCGATCTGCATCTTCAAGGCACGGTCGACCGCGCCGGTCATCTGTGGGCACACCGGCTTGGCGGCGCACCAGCGGCAGTGGTCGCCCACTTCCAGCTTGGCGTTGGGCTTCTCGGACGCCTTGACGGCCTGCACCAGTTGCAACTCAAACGCTGCGATGCGCTCGGGCGTTGTAACCCATCGTTTGACAGCGGGCGGCTGGACGATGACCATCTCAATCTCGGTCACGCCCTCAAACGCCCATTGGGCGGATGGCGTCCGCATGGCCGCAGCGGCGTAGAACATCAGTTGCGGGTTCTCCTCGACCTCTACGGCTACGCCGTCACCAAACTTCCAGTCAAGAACAACAGCCCGAGTACCAATACGCCCAATAACATCAGTGCTGCCAAAGACCCCAGGCAACAAATCGCCAAAGTCAACGCTAGTTTCGGCTTCAATTTCCATCTCCTGATTGGGGTCGATCTGATCCAGCGCGGCCAGCGCGGGCTTGAGTTTGTCGTCGATCAGTTCCTGCGTGAGGGTCTGGTCTTCGTACTTGGTTCCGAGGTAATGCTCAGGCGGATGGCCCTCCATGACGATCTCGGCGATGACGTTGTGCAGCAGCGTGCCCTCGTCGGCGTACTTGCTTGAGGGTTTGGGTGGCATCTTGGCCACCAGCGCCACGCTGCCTGGGCAGTTGATGACGCGCTTGGCGGTGCTCCCGCCGACGATATTACTGTGGTTCATCTTTAGGTTCCTGTTTAGTGAAAATGAATGTTCTGTAGTCCATGCGTACTTCATTGAACATATCCGGAAACTTGGCTTGCGCCCATTCCAAGAGGAGGCGCTCGGCCTCGGGTAGTGTGATTTTTAGTTCCATTTGACTCTCCTGTAGTTGATGAGGCGTTCAGTGTAGCACAAATATTTTTCTGTCAAGAACTTTTTTAGTGGTATATTTGCGGCATGGAAAGAGACGTAGAAAAGCACTTCATCTGGACGGTAGAGCGTATGGGTGGCATCACCTACAAGTTCACCAGCCCCGGACGCAAGGGTGTGGCCGACCGGATTGCCTGCCTGCCGGACGGCTCGACGTGGTTTGTGGAACTCAAGACCAAAGGCGGGCGGCTGTCGCCCTTGCAGAAGATGTTTGCCGCTGACATGGTGGCGCTGAATCAGAAGTATGCGTGTTTGTGGACTAAGGAACAAGTAAATGAATTTGCGGCCATATCAAGAACAGGCGGCTGACTTCCTGTTCGAGCGCGACAGGGCGATGATCCTCGCCCCTGTGGGCGCGGGCAAGACAGCCATCACGCTCACAGCCATGCAGGATATGCTGCAAGCTGGCCACGCCAAACGCTTCCTCGTGCTGGCCCCCAAGCGGGTGGCCGCTAGCGTCTGGCCGGTCGAGCAGCCCAAGTGGGCACCTGGCGTCACGCTGGCCGCAGCCGTGGGCACAGCCAAGCAGCGCAAAGCGGCGTTTGCGTCCGACGCCCAAGTGGTGGTGACCAACTACGAGAACCTGCCTGAGGGCGACTTCGACGCGGTGGTGTTTGACGAACTGACGCGGCTCAAAAACCCCAGCGGCAAGCGCTTCAAGGAACTGCTGAAATTCCTCACGCCCATCACCATCCGGTGGGGGCTGACCGGCTCATTCACCAGCAACGGCCTAGAGGACGTGTTTGGCCAGTGCAAGATAATCTCTGCTGGTTTATTGGGCCGCAGCAAGGGCGCGTTCATGCAGCAGTATTTTGTCTTGATCAACCCCGACTTTGGCGAGTGGATGCCGCGCAAGGGCAGTCTGGAGAAAGTCATGGCCGTGATAAAGCCCGCCACTTTCGTCTTAGACGCTGGTGAGTACAGCGACCGGCTCCCGCCGCTGCACACCGTCGAGGTGCGCTGCGATCTGTACGACCGCAAGCCCTACGAGACCATGAAGAAAGATTTTGTGCTGGAGGGCATCACGGCGGTCAACGCCGCAGTGGCCACCGGCAAGTTGCAGCAGTTGGCCAGCGGGTTTGCGTACAACACGACACAGACGCCGTCGCACATACCCGGCAAGTGGATCACAGTCCAAACGCCAGTGTGGTTTGACACGGCCAAGTTTGACCGGCTGCATGAATTACTTGAGGAGAACCAACGTGCCAATACGATCATCGCTTACAACTACCAAGAGGAACTCGCCGAACTCAGACGGCGGTATCCCGCCGCCCAGACGCTGGATGACGACCGGGCCATTGAGCGTTGGAACGCGGGCAGTATTGAACTGCTACTTGTCCATCCGAAGTCGGCAGGCCACGGCCTCAACCTCCAGCACGGCGGCTGCCGGATCGTATTCCTGTCCCTGCCCTGGTCGCTTGAACTGTACGAACAGACCATCGGGCGGCTGCACCGTAGCGGCCAGCGGCATGACGTGTGGTGCTACGTTATGTTAAGTAACAAAACCGTGGATGAGCGCATCTGGGCCGCGCTGCACGACAAGCGCTCAATCTCTGACATCGCTATGGATGAGTTGACATGATTACACAAAACGAAATAAAACAACTTTTTAATTACTTAGACGGAGTGTTGTATTGGAAAATTTCACGTTCAAATTGCGTACGCGTAGGAATGCGCGTCGGCGCAAAAGATAGTAATGGATACCAAGCTGCGACTATAAGCGGCAAACACTACAAAACGCATCGGTTAATTTTTTTACTGCATTATGGATGGATGCCTGCGGAAATAGATCATATTGACAACAACCCGCGCAATAACAAAATTGAAAATTTACGCGCCGCCACACGTAGTCAAAATCAATTTAACGCGGCGATTCGGTGTGATAACACTTCTGGCGTGAAAAACGTAGTTTGGGCACCGCGCAATAAAAAATGGCGTGTTCAAGTGCGCCATGCTGCCGGACGCTATATCCGTTACGTAGATGATTTGGAACTTGCCTCACTTATAGCAGATGAAGCGCGAGATAAGTACCACAAAGATTTTGCTAGAAATTAAAGGACTTGAAATGCTAGAAAAATTGAAAGCCCAACTCAAAGCGGCCAAGGCCGAACTGCGGATCCGCGCGCGCAACATGAATGCCGCCTACAAGGCGTACTACCGTTGCGCTGCCCTTATCACCAAACTGGAGAACAGAATTGAAATCTACATGGCGAAGCGTAAATGACTACTTGCACACCTTGTCCGAGGACGAGGTGCTGCAAATGCTAGACGAGGAACGGTCTACGCATAAACGGGTATCCATGCTGGAGCGTTTGCACCAGCGGTACAGCAGCCTGCGGACTACGCGGGAACGGTTAGAAATCTTACGAGAGGCACGACAGGTATGAAACTCACAGACAGCCAGCGCCGCCAGCTACGCTCTGCGGCCATATTTGGGGGCGACTACGTCCACAACGTAGTTGACTCAATTCAGCGGGAAAACCCCGACGCCTTCTGGCGTGAATCCGAGTTAAAACAGCGCCGGTTCTACCATGAGCCGATTGGCGCGCCCCACAAGTCCTATGTGCAACGCTATAGACCAGGAGCATTCAAATGAGATTGATTGAAACCTTCTTCGCCCTAATCGGCTTGAGCGCCACCGTTAGCGTGGTGTTCTTTTACATTGGCTACATCACCGTCTGCCCGCCATGCAACAGCGCGCTGGCGGTCTTTACGGAGACTTGCAAATGACATCACAGGAATTCTATGACGCAGGATATGCAATCCTTGTCTACAGTGTTGCGCTAACCAGTTTGGTGTGGCGTTATGGGGATAAAACTTTTACGACGCCGCTAGATGTAGAAACCAAATACGTGTCGGGGCTGCGTGTTTTGGAGATGAAAAAATGAACGACGATGACGATACCGGAGACATGATTTTTAGTTTTATGTTTGTTGCAATCACCATACTTGCTGTGACGTTTGTCGTAGGTAATGTTGGCTTAATTATTTGGTTTTTTTTATGAGAGCACTACGCACAACAGGCGACGACCTGAATTGGAGCGCCAAGCTGGTGTCCGAGTATGACGAAGACGACAAGCATCACAAGGATGCAATGGCTTTATTGGTGAAAGACATTCTTGAACTGACCGCCACACGCGACTATTACCTTGACCGCGAGACCTTGCTGAAGATGTACGACATGTACATGGACTACAAACCATCAACGCCTATGTGGGAGCAGAACCAACAGGCGCTGTATGACAAACTTAAGGAGCAGGCATGACCGGATTTGAATCAAAGCGTGACGCGGCTAAGGACAAGTTGCAGGAGCCTGTGGATATTGCATCCATCATCGCGTGCCGAGAAATGCTAGACGCGCAACCAGTGCCAGCGCGGGAGCCTCGCAATGTTAGGGAGCGTTGGAATGTTGAGCTTGATGGAAATGATTTGTTGGTCTGCTTCAATGACCATGAAAAAGGCGATAAATGCCAATATGAACGCTATTCACCACAGCGCGAGTGGGTAGGGCTGACAGATGATGAGATTGACTATCAAGCCAAAAAGGATGACCACGGGGCTTACTTTGCTTTAGGCGCGTTATGGGCAGGAGCCAAACTCAAGGAGCGCAATCATGGAACGTGAAGAAGTGAACGAAAAGCATAAGCCAAAGCCTCCCGTCATCCGGTCCTTGCTAAGAGATTGTGATGACGGTATGAGCGTGAATGAGATAGAGGCCAAGACCGGAATCGACCAGGACCTGGTCAGGAAGTGCCTCAACAAGATGCCGGACGCTTACATAGACCGCTGGGTGTACCTAGACAAGTGCTGCAATCCCACGGCCATCTGGTGCGTTGTGGTGATACCTGAAAACTGCCCAAGACCTAAACGTAAGGAAAAGAAATAAATGCCCAACTTCGCCGCATGGAGCCACGAAAACCTCGCCAAGTTTGCAGAAGAAGCCTACACCCGAATGAGGGAGCAGCAGGACGCGCTGGAGCAGGCCAACGCCAACTTCAAAGATGCGATGGTCGAACTACGCAAGCTGACTACACGTTCCGCTCAAAATGCGGACAATCCACCAAGGACTTAAAGTTGCCGCCCCAGCGGTTCTTGGGGTGTAACGTCTCCCAGTACGCGCCAATCGGAGCCAGGATAGACTTGTCCCAGATGATTTTCCCGTCCTTGAAGAAGTTGAGATCGGCGGCGCAGCGCTTCAGGTGGATGCTGTTCATGGTTTTGCTGCGGCCTGTCTTGAAGTAGATGGCTTGCTGTTCTGGAGTACGCGCCAATTCGCCGCCAGTGACCATGAAACCTTGGTCGGTGGCGTACTGCACCAGCTTGCAGAAGTCCAACAGAAACGCT